AGTATACTACACATGAGAAATCATCTCCTAATAGAGATTATGGACAACAAGAATCTATATTAACAGGGTCTTGTGGTAAAATGAATGAAAAAGCTTTTAAGTTTTTGAAAGCATACTAACAGAGACGAGGGGGCTAACACCCCCTTTACTATTATTAATAAATAATAAATTATGAATGAAATACACAAGCAACTCTTTGAGAGTATGCACAACACACAGATGACTAGCATTAATGAATCAATCATTAAAGATGCTAGAAAAGTAATATTAGGGCTTATAACACACGTTAGTGATCAAAATAGACATAACTCTTCAGAATCAGATAATGCTATCTTAAACGCTCTAGAATGGCTTAAAAATAATCAATCATGAAATTAATAGTATTAGATTTTTACAAAGACATCGCATTTGTATACACTTTAAATGATTTAGACAGAGAAAAAGATAATGAATGGGAATATGTTTCAAGATTTTTAAAACAACATAATCATAGAGAAAATCGTTGTCAATGGATGTTAACTAAAAATGAAATAATAATAAAATAAATAATTATGAGTGAAGTAAGTAGTTGCTGCGGAAGCAGTTATGAAGATAGTTTTATAACAGATTGTTGTTCTGTTGAAATAGATACCGATACTAGTATGTGCTTTGCCTGTAATGATCATGCAGATGCTTCGGGATTTATTTGTAATCAATGTGGTAATTGGTTTGAAGAACTAGAAGAACTTTCTGAATACAATGCTAGAATGAAAGAAAATCATTATGAAGAAATGGCAGATGCTAAACGAAAGTATGGGGAATAATTATATATTTGTTGGCTTAAATAAAATACTATGGACTCATACGATATAGAACAAACATTACTTGGTAAATTAATTGTTGAGCCTCAGCTAATAGATAAATACAATCAATTATTACATGAAAATTTATTTGAATTTCCTTTTAATAAATCTACATATTATGCTATAACAGAATTAAAAAGCAAAGATAGAGTAATAGATATATTAACTGTATCAAAACTTATTAAAGGTGAAGATGTTGTATTAAATTTATCTCAAATGACTGAAAAAGCTTTTGACTTTACAGAAGTTATTACTTGTATAGGTATTTTAACAGAAGAATTTCAAAAAAGAACACTTACAGGAATAGTTCAAGATGTTGGTAATAAATTATCTAATCATGATGAGCTTGAGCTTATAATAGGAGGTTTAAATGCAGAGTTATCTAAATTATCTATAGGTCAACCTGAAGAATTAGCTGATTTAAATACTCAGTTAAGTACATTTATAAAAGACATAGAAGTTAGAATGAACACAGATGGATTATTAGGTATAGCTTCTGGGTTCCAGGCTATTGATAGATTTACAGGTGGCTGGCAAGCTACAGATTTAATTATAGTAGGTGGTGCATCATCTATGGGTAAAACAAGCTTTGCGCTTGCACTTGCTTATAATGCTGCTAAATATACAAATACACCTACTGTAATATTTTCTTACGAAATGAGTGCAATACAACTATTAAGAAGATTAGCCTCTATGGAATCAGGTATTAGTAATAGATATATTACAAATGGTACATTAGACGATAAAGAGCTTGCTAAAATTCATAATACAGTCACTCAAATTGAATCTCTACCATTATCTATAGATGAGGGTAATATTACTTCTTTAGGTTATTTAGTACATAGAATTAAAGAATATGTAAAAAATAAAGCAGCCAAACTTATTATGGTAGATTACTTACAATTAGTTAGCGCAAAATCTAAAGCAGGTAGTAGAGAGCAAGAAGTTAGTCAAGTGGCTAGATCATTAAAGAATCTTGCTAAAGAATTGAGTATCACTATTATAGCACTAAGTCAGCTCAACAGAGGCGTAGGAATGCGTAATAATAGTAAACCAACATTATCAGATCTTAGAGAATCAGGTGAAATAGAACAAGCTGCAGATGTAGTTATGTTAATATATCGTCCTGAGTATTATGGAATAGAATTTAATGATAATGGAAAAGAAAGTAAAGGTACGGCTAACATTATATTTGCTAAAGGTAGAAATATAGGTGTAGGTGAAGTAACCCTGAGCTTTAAAAGTGAAATAACAAAATTTGTAGATTATGAAGAAATATAATTTAATTGGAAAATATCCAATGATTGCAATTATGTTTATTGCCACTTTGGTTTTTCTAATAGGTCCAGTTATTTTTGCATTAATTATTGCTGGAATTATAGTACTCCCTATGTATTTAGCTGTTCAGATATTTGGAGATAAAGAATAATTATGTATATTTGCCCCTTACATGGGGAAGAAAACAAAGGAAAAATCAAAGATTAAATCTATAATTGCAGAGATTGCATATGATTTAGGCATCAACAAAAAACTTGTTAGACAGGTATTACTTCTTACGTTTAGAGAAATTGCAGTAACTCTAATATTAAGGGGTAAACCTGTTATGATAAGAAGATTTGTAAAATTTGTTGTAGCGGCAGCTGCAATTAAAAAAGCAAACAAAGAAAACAAAAAAGAGAAAGTAAAATGAATTTAAAAGATTTAAGTAAAGAATTACCATTCAAGTGGCGAGTACAATCCACTAAGTATGGAAAAACAACTTGTGTAGCATATATAGACGCTAGAGACTGTCAAGACTTACTAGATGAAGTAGTAGGTCCAGAAAGATGGCAAAGCATATTCTATGAAGAAAATGGGCTTCTATTCTGTAAGGTAGGTATTATGTGTAATACAGGAAGAGAAGAAACTTATACTGAATGGGTATGGAAATCAGACACAGGATCAGAATCTAAAGTAGAGAAAGATAAAGGTCATGTATCAGATGCATTTAAACGTGCATGTGTATCGTGGGGTATAGGTAGGTTCTTGTATAGACTACCAATACAAACTTTAACTACAAAACAATGGAAGGGTAAAGACTATCCATATGCTCCTGAGAAAGATAAGATTATCTTTGATGGGAACACATTAACTAAATATATTAACTGGAAAATCAAAAACAATAAATAATGAGTGTATTACCGTTTAATTTAAACACAACAACAACAACAAGAGCTAAAGGTGAAAAAGTAGAATATATTACACCTGGTGCTCATGAATGTAAAATTACAGCTTTAACAACTTCAGACAATCTAGAAGATTACAAAGGCTCACCATTTATACAATATGCTGTAACAAGTAATGGTAAAGTGGGTAGATGTAGATTCTGGGCTGTTAAAGAAACAGACAAGCCATCTACACAAGAATGGAAAACTAAACAAATCAAAGACTTTCTTGTAAATGCAGGAGTAAAAGATTTTAGTGATGACAGTAAGGCTATGAATGACGCTATTGGGAACTCTCTAATGATTACATTTATATCAGAAGAATATATAGGTGTTAATAGAGATAATCAAGAGCCTGTTATAAGAACTGCTACTAAGTACAGATGGTCTGCTAAGTCAGGAGGAAAGTGTACATATAATCATGATATGAACCAGACCCTAACTGATGAGCAAATGGCTGAATTTAGTAACAAGCACGCTTCATGGGGAAGAGCTAATGCTGCAGTACAAGACGCAGCAACAGATGAAGATATGCCGTTCTAAATAAATATAAATGAGAGAGATAACAAATCCCTAGAGTATTCGTCTAGACCGTCTAAACCAAGGGTGCAACTCTCAAATTTATTACTATCTTTGCAATATGGCAGAGATTTTTATAGCAGGAAATGTTCCATCTAGTAAGAACGGAAAGCGATGGACAGGAAAGTATTTAATTCACTCTAAAACAGTTATGAATTACATAAAAAGCACAAAGGAAGACTGGATTAATAATAAAGAAAAATTTGAAAAACTAGTGAAAGACAAGGAGGTACCATACGAAATAGAATTTACATTTTTAAGAAATAGTAGAAGAAAATTTGATTATATAAATCCTTGTCAAACAGTTCAAGACTTAATGGTAAAATACGACTATATTCAAGATGATAATTGTGATTGTATTCTACCTAGTTTTGGCAGATACGAATACAATAAAGAAGGATCAGGAGTAATAATAAAAGTATTATGAGAAGAGGTAGAAAAAATCTTATTCATTATCGTAATCTTACTGAAGATAAAAAAGATGAGATATTAGAATATATTAAAGAAAAAGAAATATCTATAAAACAAGTAGCTTTTGATTTAAAACTAACAACTAGTACTATTGATAAAATATTTGCAGAAAGATTTGGAAAAAGACAACAAAGAATAACAGAAATTTTAAATAATAAAAACTAATTAAATGGGAATAAAAACAAAACCAAAAAAAGAAAAAATTAATATTATGGGCAATAAATATAAGGTTGAAAAACCTATATCTGATACCCTAAAAGCAATGTCAGAAGCATTACGATCACATGAAGTTGCGTTATTAACATGGATTCATAAAGACTATGGCGCTGAAGGTAAATTTACAGAAGAAGAAGTTTCTGAATTTAGAAATAGTTTATATGAGTATTCCTTAAGCATACCAGAATCTGAAAATATTCTTAAAAGAATGGATGAGTTAGATAAACAGTTAGAAAAAGACGTAAAAGATGTAAAAAAGATAAAAGAAAACGAAGAGAAAACAAAGAAAAGTCAAAACAAATAGAAAGAAGAGTGGGAGCAAAAGATTAATTTACTACTTTTGTAGAACTTTTCTTACCATGTTCACATGGTCTTTGTTTTGATTGCATTGAGGCCCTCTTTCGGGAGGGCTTTAATGTATTTAATTAAACAATGAAATTAATAGAAAATCATAATTTAACGCATCACAACTACTACCAAGATACAGAATATGTATCTAACAGTATGTTGAATAATCTTACTGGTAAATCACCAGAATACTTTAGGTTTGCAATGGATAATCCGCAACCTTCAACTCCAGCTATGAAATTTGGATCAGCATTACATATGAATGTATTGCAGCCAGAAGAATTTAATAGTGTATATGCTGTAGCCCCTAAATTTGATAAACGAACTAAGCAGGGTAAAGCAGATTATGCAGAATTTGTTAACTCTAATATGTTGAAAACTATTGTGTCAGAACAAGACTATCATCTAATAGAACAAATGACAGAAAAGATAATGAGAGATTCTGATGCTAAATTAATGTTAAGCAATGGACTTAAAGAACATATTATAGCTTGGGAAAATGAAGA